GTCGTTTTTTCGCGCCGTCGAGTTTGGAAACCGAGTTTTACGATGCCGGGACCTCCGCGCAGACCGAACAACCTGAAGGTGATCGCCGGGACGACCCGCGCCGACCGCGAGACGCCCGCCGGCGCGGAGCTCCCGCTCCTCGCGGAGACGCCGCGCGCGCCGGATTGGCTCCCGAACGCTCACGCCGTCCGGGAGTGGGACCGGCTCGCGCCGATGCTCGTCGCAAACAAGCTGCTCGCGGAGGCGGACCTCTCCGCCCTCGGGCATCTCTGCGCGCTGCACGGGAAGATCGTCCAGCTCTGGACCGCCGGCGAGACGCCGACCGGCCACCTGCTGGCCCAGTTCAACGCTCTTGCGTCCGCGTTCGGCCTATCGCCGGCGTGGCGATCGAAGGTGAAACCGATTGGCGATAAGGACTCCGGCAACCCGTTCGCGAAGTTCAAGACGCCGAGCTCGCCCGCCCTCTGATTACGTCTCCGTCGCGATCGCCTACGCCGAGGAGGCGGCGGCGGATACGCGCGGGCGGATCGTCGGGAAGTGGGTCCGGCTCGCGGCCAAGCGATTCCTCGCGGATCTTAAGCACGCGCAGGGCAAGCGGCCGAGGTTCTTCTGGTCGCCCGATCAGGCGAACGCGGCGTGCGAGTTCATCGAGCAGCTGCCGCACGTCGAGGGCGTGTGGGAGACGCCGACGATAACGCTCGAGCCGTCTCAGGTTTTTTTCGTCGTCAACCTGTTCGGGTTCCGCAACGCGGACGGGTCGCGGCGGTTCACGACGGCGCTGTTCGCGGTCGCCCGCAAGAACGCGAAGTCAGCGCTTGCGGCCGGCATCCTGCTCTACGTTTTCTGCACCGAGCCGGAGGTCGGCCCGCAGGTTATCTCCGCGGCGACGACCGGGCAGCAGGCGCGGATCGTCTGGGGCGTCGCCAAGCGGATGGTCGAGAAGCTCTCGCCGCTCCGGGAGGCTTTCGCGCTCGAGCCGTTCGCGAACGCGATCGCGCGGTACGAGAACGGCGGGACGTTCAAACCGATCAACTCGAAGGCGTCGACGCAGGACGGCTTGAACCCGAGCGCGCTCTGCTTCGACGAGCTACACGCGCACAAGACGCGCGACCTGTTCGACGTCCTGCGGTCCGCCGCCGGCGCGCGCAAGGCACCGCTGTTCCTCTACACGACGACGGAGGGCTACGAGAATCCCGGGCCGTGGTCCGAGGTCCGGCGGTTCGCGTGGCAGGTGCTCGAGGGCGTAGTCGAGGCGGATCACTTCCTCGCCGTCTACTACGCGCTCGACGACGCAGACGACGACTTCGACGAGACGAAGTGGATCAAGGCAAATCCGCTCCTCGGCGTCTCGGTCTCGCTCGCGAAGCTCCGCGAGTACGCGACGGAGGCGAAGGCGCAGCCGGGGACGCTTGCGGAGTTTCGGATCAAGAGGCTTAACCGCCCGGCCGCAGCCGCGGAGGCGTGGGTCGATCTCCGGAAGTGGAAGCGGTGCGGCGGCGAGGTAAAGCTCGAGGAGCTCGTCGGAGCCCGCTGCTGGGCCGCTCTCGACCTCGCCTCGACGAGCGACCTGACCGCGTGGCGTCTCGTCTGGGAGCGCGAAGGCGTGTTCTATACGTGGGGCCGCTACTGGGTCCCCGCCGCCGCCGTCTCGCGACGGACCGAGCGCGGCTCGGTCCCTTACGCGTCGTGGGTCGCGCAGGGCCTGATGACGCAGACCGAGGGCGACGTTACCGACTACGCCGTCGTCGAGCGCGATATCCGCGCGGACGTCGAGCGGTTCCGCCCGAGCGAAGTCGCTTTCGACTCGTGGAACGCGTCCGATATCGCGAACCGACTGATGGCCGCGGACGTGCCGATGGTCAAGTTTCATCAGGGGGCGAAGTCTTTTCACCCCGGGTTTAAGGCACTCGAGCGGGCCTATCTCGCCGGCAAGCTCCGGCACGGCGGCGATCCGGTCCTTACGTGGAACGCGGCGAACCTCGTCCCGCGGCGAGACGAAAACATGAACCTATCGCCGGATCGGCGGCGCAGTGCCGAGAAGATCGACGGCATGGTCTGTCTCCTTATGGCGATGGCCCGCGCGACCCTTTCGGTGGAGGACTCGAGCGTGTACGAAGCTAACAACCTGCTGGTGCTCTAATGGCGTGGTGGAACCCGTTCAGCCGGCAGAAGGCGGTCACGGTCGACGATATCGCGCGCGAGATCGCTCGCGCTCGGATGGGGGCCTCCGGCGCGGTCGTCTCCTCCGAGTCGGCGATGCGCGTCGCCGCCGTCTACGGTTGCGTCCGCGTTATCTCCGAGACGGTCGCGTCGCTCCCGCTCCATATCTACCGGCGGACGGACCGCGGCAAGGAGCGCGCGAACACGCACCCGCTCTACCGGTTGCTGCACGACACGCCGAATCCGTGGCAGACCGCGATGGAGTTCCGCGAGATGATGCAAGCGCATCTCTGCCTCCGCGGGAACGCTTACGCGTACATCAACTGGGTCGGACCGTCGATCGTCTCCGAGCTGATCCCGATTCACCCCGACCGCGTGACCGTAAAGCAGCGGCCGGATATGTCCCTCGTCTACGAGGTCCGGAACGCGGGCGGCGCGACGACGGAGTTTGCGGCGGAGGACATTCTCCATATCCGCGGCCTCTCGAGCGACGGGATCTCCGGCCGCTCGGTCCTCGATGACGCGCGCGAGACGGTCGGCGTGGCGATCTCCACGCAGGAGTATGCGGGCCGGTTCTACGCGAACGACGCGACGCCGAGCCTCGCGGTAACGCTGCAGACGAAGCTCTCGCCGGAGGCGCGGCAGCGTTTCGTCAACTCGTGGCAGGAGACCTTCGGCGGTTCGCGTAACGCGCGCCGGACGGTCGTGCTCGAGGAGGGCGCGAAGGTCGAGCCGATCGCGATGACCTTCGATGACGCGCAGTTCCTCGAGACGCGCAAGTTCCAGCGGTCGGAGATCGCCGGGATCTTCCGCGTCCCGCCGCACATGATCGGCGACCTCGAGCGCGCGACGTTCGGGAACATCGAGCACCAGGCGATCGACTTCGTGACGCACTGCATCCGCCCGTGGCTCGTCCGCTGGGAGCAAGCCCTCTCGCGCGCGCTCTTTACCGCTCCCGGGTTTTACTTCCCGGAGCACGCGGTCGAGGGGCTTCTCCGCGGCGACGTCAAAAGTCGGTACGACGCCTATGCGATCGGCCGATTGAACGGCTGGCTATCGGCGAACGATATCCGCGCGCTCGAGAACATGAACCCGATCAACGGCGGCGACGTCTATCTGCAGCCGCTAAACATGGCGCCGGCCGGATCGCCGGCGGCGCAAGGGCAACCGTGAGGTGAGTGACATGACCGAGAAGAAGCACCTGCGGGTCGCCGCAGAGATCAAGGCGTCGGCCGAGGGCGTCATCGAGGGCTACGGCTCCGTGTTCGGGAACGTCGACAGCTACGGCGATATCGTCGTCGCGGGCGCGTTCGCCGAGACGCTCAAGGCGGGCCGCGCGCCGGCGATGCTCTGGCAGCACAACCCGGACGAGCCGATCGGCGTCTGGACCGAGGTCCGCGAGGACAAGCGCGGGCTCGTCGTTAAGGGGCAGCTCGCGCTCGGTACGCAGCGCGGGCGCGAGGCCCTCGAGCTAATCCGGATGGGCGCGCTCTCCGGCCTCTCGATCGGGTTCTCGACGGTCCGCTCGTCCTTCGACGAGCAGAGCGGTATCCGCTCCCTCCTCGAGCTCGATCTCTGGGAGGTCTCCCCGGTTACGTTCCCCGCGAACGAGGCCGCGCGCATCACGTCGGCGAAGTCGGCGGAGAACATCAAGACGGTTCGAGACTTCGAGCGCGCGCTGCGCGACGAGCTCGGCTTTTCCCGAGGTGCGGCGACGGCCATCGCGCTGCACGGTTTCAAGGCGACGCAGGGCGAGCCTGCCGCCGGTTCCGACGAGACGCAGGGCGATCCTGCCTCCGACGAGCTGCTGATGGCGATCAAGGCGGCGAGCGAGATCCTCGCGCGCTGACCCGCGTCACTTCGTTTCATTCATCCATTTCTTTTAGGAGAACAGTCATCATGTCGACCGAAATCAAGACCGCCGTCGACGGTCTCGCCAAGTCCTGGGCCGACTTCCAGGCCGCGGACCGCGACGCAAAGGCCCGCTCGGACGCCGAGCGGAAGGAGATCCTGGAGAAGGCCAACGCCGCGATCGAGGCTTCGCTCGCCGCGAAGGCCGCGGCCGAGGCCGCTGCGACGAAGGCCGGCCGCGCCGTCCTCGGCTCGGGCGGCGACGTCGATCCGTCGAAGGCCGAGCACAAGCGCGCCTTCGGCGCGTTCATGCGGAAGGGCCTCGAGACCGGCCTCCGCGAGATCGAGCGCAAGGCCACGCAGCTGGCGGTGAACGCCGACGGCGGCTTCGCGCTCCCCGAGGAGATCGCCGCCGACGTGCAGGCGCGCCTCGTCGACATCTCGCCGGTCCGGCAGGTGGCGACGGTCGTGACCGTTTCGACGAACGACTACAAGCGGCTGATCGACGTCCGCGGCACCTCGAGCGGGTGGGTCGGCGAGACCGCGGCGCGTCCGGAGACGAACACGCCGCAGCTCGCCGAGCGCGCCGCGTTCATGGGCGAGGTCTACGCCAACCCGCGCGCGACGCAGTGGTCGCTCGACGACGTGTTCTTCAACGTCGAGGGGTGGATCGCCGAGTCGGTCGCGACGGAGTTCGCGCGCGCCGAGGGTGCGGCCTTCATCTCGGGCGACGGGACGAACAAGCCCAAGGGCTTCCTCAACTACACGACCGCGGCCACCGCGGACGCGTCGCGTGCGGATGCCACCCTCGAGCACATCGCGACCGGCGTGTCGGGTGACTTCGCCGCCTCGAACAAGGCGGACGTGCTCATCTCGACGATCTACAAGCTCAAGGCGGGCCTGCGCGCCGGCGCGGCGTGGATGACCAACAAGGCCATCCTCGGCGAGCTGCGCGCGATCAAGGAGACCAGCGGTCAGTATATCTGGCAGCCGGGCCTCGCGGCCGGTCAGCCGAGCACGCTGCTCGGCTACCCGGTGTTCGAGGCGGAGGATATGCCGGCGAAGGCGGCGAACAGCCTGTCCCTCGCGTTCGGCAACTTCCGGGCGGGCTACTGCATCGTCGATCGCGTGGGCATCTCGACGCTCCGCGACCCGTACAGCAGCAAGCCTTATGTCTCGTTCTACACGACGAAGCGCGTGGGCGGGATGCTGCTCGACTCCGAGGCGATCAAGGTCGTGAAGTTCTCGACCACCTGATCCTTCGGCAACCTGATCGGAGTAGTCCGATCTCGGGATGGGGGAGCGGCTCTCGGGCCGCTCCCCCTCTCCCTTTCCCCGACGAGGTTTATATGCGGATCGTTGTCATCAAGTCGTTCGCCTACGCCTACGGCGGGACGGACGTCGTGCAGTATGCGGCGGGCGATTCCGTCGACGTCCCGGCGGAGTGCGGCGAGCTCGCCGTCGCCGAGGGCTGGGCCACCGCCGCCGACGCCGAGAAGGCGGTCAAGCCGCCGGCGAACAAGGCGCGCAAGGCGAGCCCGGAGAACAAGTGATGTACGCGCTGCGGGTAGTTACCCCGCCGACCGCCGAGCCGCTCTCGCTCGCCGAGGCGCGCGCGCACCTGCGCGTCGACTCGTTCGCGGACGACGCGATGCTCGCCGGCTATATCCTCGCGGCGCGTCAGCATATCGAGTCGATCTGCGGGCTCGCGCTCTGCACGACGACCTACGCGATGACCCTCGACGACTTCCCGGTCTGGGCCGACGCCCTGCGCCTCCCGCGCGGCCCGGTTCAGTCGGTCTCGGCGGTCCGCTACTACGACGCGACCGGCGCGCTCGTCTCGTGGTCCTCCTCCGACTGGGAGACCGACCTCCGCTCGGAGCCCGCTCGCGTTCGGCCGCGCGACGGTTTCACGTGGCCCGACCCGGCCGATAAGCTCGGCGCGGTCGAGATCGAGTTCATCGCCGGGTACGGCGGGCCGGAGCTCGTCCCTCAGCCGATCATGCAGGCGATGCGTCTGCTCGTCGGTCACTTCTACGAAAACCGCGAGGCGGTCAACGTCGGGAACATGGTGACCGAGCTCCCGCTCGCCGTCGACGTCCTCCTCGGTCCTTATCGGCCCCTCCTGTGAGAGCGGGTCGCCTCCGCCACCGGGTCGCGGTACAGCGCGCGACGGACGGAACCGACGCCTACGGCGACGCGACTCCGACGTGGACGACGCTCGCAACCGTCTGGGCCTCCGTCGAGCCGCTAACCGGCCGCGAGTATTTCTCGGCCGCGCACCTTCAGGCGGAGGTGACGACCCGGATCGTGCTCCGCCCGATCGACGGCGTGACCCTTACCCCGAAGGACCGCGTGCTCTACGGCGCGCGCTCGTTCGATATCTTGCAGGTCTCCGACGTCGGCGAGCGCGGGCGGGAGCTTCAGATCATGGCGCGCGAGATCATCGTCTAATGCCCGTCGTCACGGAGATCAAGGTCGAGGGCCTCGCCGAGCTCGAGGCTCGGCTCCTCGAGCTCGATGCGGTCGCCGGCAAGAAGCTCCTGACCCGCGTCACCCGTCGCTCCCTCCTACCTCTCCGCCGCGCGGCCGTCGGAAACGCGACGCGACTCTCGCGGTCCGGCGCGCTCGCGCAGTCGGTGAAGATCGGGAACGTCCGGGCCGGGCTCGGCGAGACCGTCGCGGCGCAGGTCGGCCCGCGGAAGGCGGACCGGCGCGCGATCGCGCTACACAATCTCTACTACCGACGCCGGCGCAAGGGGATCTTCTACGGCCACCTCGTCGAGTTCGGCTTTGCGCCTCGCGGTCGCGCGGCGCGCAAGGTCGCCGGCCGGCCGTTCCTCGGTCCGGCGTGGGACGCGACCCGGGCTGGTATCCCGGCCGAGTTCCGCCGCATCCTCGGGCTCGCGCTCGATCGGATCGTCGCGCGATCGCGCCAACGCTCGACCGCTACCGAGAGGCTCGTCGATCCGTGAGCATCGAAAACGCAATCATCGCCCGCGTGAAGGGCCTCGCGACCGGGGCCGGTCAGCGCGTGTACCGCGAGGTGATCGCGCAGGAGCCGACCCTCCCGGCCGTCGCGATCTCGCGGACCGCCGGCGCGGGGATCGCGCGGACGCTCGGGAACGCGCCGCTACTACAGCGGGCGACGCTCCGGATCGAGGTCGTCGGCGACACGATGGCGCAGGTCGCGCCGGTCGCCGCGGCGATCGTCGCCGGCCTCGACGGCTGGACCGGTAGCGTCTCCGGCGTGACCGTTCTCCGAGCGTCGCTCGTTCAGCAGCAGGAGCAGGCGGAGGCGCAGGGCGACCGGACGCTCCGCGTCGTGCAGCAAGACTTCGACTTCGTGTTCCGTTAATCGGCCGGCCTCGGCCGCGTTACAACCTCGCCGCCCGAGGGCGGCTTTTTCTGGAGAAAGGAAATGACCGCAATCATCAGCACCGGCACCGTGCTCTCGGCCGGCGACGGCGTGACGCCCACCGAGGGTTTCGCGCCGGTCGCGCAGGTTCAGGAGATCAAGTGGAGCGGCTACGCCCGCAAGATCGTCGACTCCTACGTCCTCGGCTCGACCTATCCCGAGCGGATGGTCGGAACGCACGACCCGCAGAACGTCGAGCTCAAGCTCCTGTTCGATCCCGCCGAGGCGTCGCACGAGGCGATCCGCGCCCGGCTGATCGCCGGCACGGCGCACAACTACCGGATCACGCTCCCCGACGCCGGCTCCTATCAGGTGCAGGTCCGCGGCGTGTTCACCAAGTTCGAGATCGACGCGCTGACCGCCGAGGGCGCGGAGGTCGTCGTTAACGCGACGCTCGAGCTGACCGCGCTGCCGACGGTGACCCCGTAATGCCGGCGTCCCGCGATCTCCTGCGGGCGCAGATCAGCACGACGCTCGCCCGGGCGACGGTTCGCCCGATCACCGTGGCGGGCGTCGAGCTCTACGTCCGCGGACTCTCCGGCGCGGAGCGGGTAACGCTCCAGCGGTGGGCCGCGGAGGCCGAGGCCGGCGGCGAGCCGGTCTCCGACTTCCGCGTCGCGTGGCTCGGCCTCTGCGACGCCGACGGCGTGCGGCTGTTCGAGCAGCCCGACGAGCTCGGCGTCCTCGACGGGTCCTCGGTCTCGGAGATCGCGAAGGCGGTCATCGAGGCGTCGGGCCTTTCGTCCGGGGCGGCGGAGGCTGCCGCAAAAAACTAACCCGCGAGCCGGAGCTCCTGCTCTGGTACCGGCTCGCGGCGCAGTTCGGCATCCCCGTCGGGGAGCTACAAGAGCGCATGAGCTCCGAGGAGTTCACGCACTGGGGCGCGTTCTTCTCCGCGGAGCCGTTCGGCTTCGACGCGGAAAACTGGCGTATGGGGATGATCGCGTCGACCGTCGCTAACGCGGCCGGCCCGAAACGCAGCGGCAAGGCGTGGCGGGTCGAGGACTTCGTGCCGGCTCGGCGGACGGAGGCCGAGCCCGAGCGCGGGCAGACGGTCGAGGAACAGCGGCGAATCCTCGCCGCGATGGTCGGCGGAGTAACACATGGCTGATATCGGCACACTCGTCGTCCGGATGGCGGCGGACTCGGCGCAGATGCGCTCCGAGCTCGATCGCGTCAAGAGCGAGCTGAAGAAAACCGACAGCGGCGTCTCCGCGCTCTCCGGCGCGTTTAAGAGCCTCGGCGGGATCGTCGCGACGTTCTCGATGGCGGCGGTCGTTACGCAGGCCCTGCAGGCCGCGGGCGCGCTCAACGATACGGCGGTCAAGACCGGGCTCTCGGTCGACGCGCTGCAGCGGCTGCAGTTCGCGGCGACCCTCTCCGGCGGCTCGCTCGAGGGCGTCTCCGGGGCGGTCGCCCGGATGCAGAAGGCCCTCGTTGGCGCGGAGGAGGGCGGGAAGGAGGCGACCGCCGCGCTCGACCGGCTCGGACTTTCGGCGCAGCAGATCCTTGCGCTCTCGCCCGATAAGCAGTTCGAGGCGATCGCGCAGAAGATCGCGGCGATTTCGGACCCTGCCGAGCGCACCACCGCCGCCATGGCGCTGTTCGGCCGGTCCGGCGCGGAGCTTATCCCGACGCTCGTCGCCCTCGGAGCCAACGGCGAGGAAGTGGCGGCGCAGCTCTCCGCCATCGGCGGTCCGGTCTCGGCGCAGGCGATCGCCAACGTCGACACCTTGGGCGACCAGCTCGACGTGCTCAAGACCGGCGCGAAGAACACCGCCATCGAGCTTACCGCGCTCGCGTCCGCCATCCTCGTCCCGCTGCTGCGGGAGACTAACGAGTGGATCAAGTCGCTGCGCATCCTGACGGGCGGCGGCGGCGAGCTCGAGAAGCTGCAGCGCAAGCTCGAGATCCTGCAGGAATCGCGGGACTCCATCCCGCTGTTCTTCAATTTCGGATACGTCGAAGGGCAGGGCGTGGTGCTCGGCCGTCGCGGCCTCGAGCAGGCCATCCGCGGCGTGCGTGCCGAGATCGACGCTATGCGGGCGAGCGCGGCGGGCGCTCTCGCGACCGCGCCGGCGACGGTCCCGGTCGACATTCTCCCGCCGCAGATCCCGAACCTCGGCGGCGCGACGGGCGGGAAGGGCGCGAAGGCCGGCGAGCGCGCGCTAACTCCGGCCGAGATCCGCGAGCGAGATCAGCTCGAGCGGGAAAAAAACTTCAAGCGCGAATACGACACGACCGCGCTGCACTTCTCGAACCTCGAGCTGCTCGCGATGGATCACGCCTCGGTCCTCGCGAACATCGACGCGACGAGCGCGGCGCAGCGCATACAGGTCGCGTCGGACTTCGAGTATTTCCGCGCCGATATCGCGCGCGCGTTCGGGCTGCAGCAGCTCGACTTCGAGGCGATCAAAAACTCGTCGATCATCGACCTCGCCGGCGAGCTGTTCACGAGTCTCGCCGGCCAGAACACCAAGCTGTTCAAGGTCCAGCAGGCGTTCGCCATCGCCAACGCCGTGATCAACACGGCCGAGGGCGTCACCAAGGCGCTGCGCTCGCTGCCGTTCCCGGCGAACCTCGGCGCCGCCGCGAAGGTGGCGCTCGCTGGTGCGATCCAGGTCGCCAAGATCCGCAGCACGGTTCCGGGCGGGTCGGCAAACGTAAGCTCCGCCGGCCTCTCCGGCGGCTCGACGGGAACGTCGCCGGCGATACCGCAGACCGCGGGGAACGCGTCGCAAGCGGAGCAGGCTCCGCGGATCGCGCAGGTCGTGATCAACGGCAACCTGTTTTCCTCGCGCGAGACCGCCGACTGGCTCGTCGAGCAGCTCTCGGACGCGATCAACAATCGGGACGTCGTGTTCATCAACGGGAACAGCCGTCAGGCTGGGCTTATCGCGGGGACCTGATCCATGCCGGCCGTCACCTATACCGCGAAGCGCAGCCTAATCGGCGGACATTCGTCGGGCTTGCAGTATTCGCTCGATCTTCGTCTCGTCGAGGGCGGGCTCGGCGTCGGCCGCAAGGTCGGATCGGAGACGCAGCGGTCGCTCTCGGACCGGACCGAAACGCTCTATTTTTACGGCAAGCGCACGTGGTCCCTGATCGCGCTCGTCCTTAACTCGACCGAGCGCGCCGCGCTCGAGGAGTTCCTGCACTCCGTCGAGGCGGGCGAGTCGTTCACGTTCTCGCCTTACGGCTCCGCCGCCGCGATGGGGACGACCTTCTCCGCGCGCCGCGTGACGTTCACGTACAACTACGAGCGGATCGACGGCACCGGCGCGACTCCGAACGACGACGCGATGCGCGTCTCCTTCGACGTGGAGGAGGTCTAAATGCGAACCGATCCGGCCGCGTTCGCGGCGGCTAACGTCGCGTCGATCAAGGAGCCGCGGTTTGTCGTCCGCATCGACTACGCCTCGCCGGTCTATATCACGAGTCACGTCGGGATCTCCGGCGTCTCGGGGACCGTTATCGACGGCGCGCTCCTCGAGCCGTCGATCATCTCGCAGCGTCTAAACCCGATCGACGGTCGCTCCGAGATCGGCTCCGCCTCGTTCTCCGTCGTCGACCTCGGCGGTGCTCTTACCGACGAGATCCGCTCGCGGCTCGGCGCGGCGTCCGGCCTTCGCGATAAGCAGGTCGCGTTCTTCCTCGGCTACGCGGGCCTCGCGTTCTCCGACTTCGTGCTCGTCGGCACGCAGCGCGTAACCGAGGCGCAGTTCGATAAGGGCCGATATCAAATCTCGTGCGCCGATATCCAACGCTCGGCCAAGAAAGATATCTTCGAGCTCGCGGAGACGACGCTCGCGCAGTCGCTCTCGGCGACCGATACCACCGTGGCCGTATCCTCGACGGCCGGCTTTACGGCCGTGTTCCACGGGCCGACCTATTCCGACGCCGCGAACACGACCGTCGGCTACGTCAAGATCCGGGACGAGGTAATCCGTTACACCGGAAAGACGGCGACGACGTTCACCGGGTGTACGCGCGGCGTCCTCGGTACGATCGCCGCGGCCTACGAGGTCGACGCCGCGACGCCGGCGGCGCGCCGCGAGAAGGTCACGGAGCACGTCTACCTCGAGCTGCCCGCGGTCAAGATCGCCTACGCCATCCTCACGGGGCAGCTCTACGGCGACGCCGCGACGCTCCCGGCGTCCTGGCACCTCGGCATCGACACCTCGCTCATCCGCACCTCGGACTTCACCGGCATCGGTGGGGATCTCTGGGACGGCGCCAACGCGGGCGTGGTGATCCGGTTCGAGGGGCTAAAGAAAACGGATGGCAAGAAGTTTCTCGAGGAGGAGATCTGCCGCCTCCTCGGCGTATTCATGCCGGTTTACGCCGACGGCGCGTGGGGCCTTCGCCGCGCCGCGCGCGTTCTCTCCGACGCCGCGACCGTCGCGACGCTCGACGAGTCGAACAGCGTGCAGGTCGGCGAGCTCGTTCACGATATGGACGAGCTGCACAACGTGTTCCGGATCTTCTGGAATTGGAACGGCTCCGACTACACGCGCACGACCGCGCTGATCGACGCGACCTCCGCCGCGACGCACGGCAAGGCGGACCCGCTCGACCTTAAATTCAAGGGCCTTTATGGCGGGCGCGCGACCGACTCGCTGATCTACCAGCTCGTCGACGCGCTCCGCGATCGCTACGCCGCGCCGCCGCAGCGGCTTACCGCGACGCTGCTCCACTCGCTAAACCGGCTCGAGGTCGGCGACGTCGTTCGCGTCCGCTACGCCTCGGTCCGCGACTTCGCCGGCGCGGGCGCGTCGATCGACCGCGCCTTCGAGATCCAAAACATCTCGGTGAATCACCGGACCGGCGCGGTGCAGCTCGAGCTTTTCGGCTCGACCGCGCCGGCCTCCGCGCTCTCGCCGACGACCGCGACGACCGCGCTCCCGGATGCGTTCTATACCTCGGCCGGCTCGCCGCTCTCGTCGGTCGCGACGATCACCGCCGGCGTCATGGCGACCGGAACCTATACGCTCGCCGGCGGCTCCGACCTTACCGCCGCCGGCTCGATCTGGTATCACGCCGGCGACCTTACGATCCCGCAAGGGACGACGCTAAACATCTCCGGCAACGTGCAGCTGCGCATCCGCGGCTACCTGACCGTCAACGGAACCATCAACGGCACCGGCGGCGGATTGCCAGGCGTCGCGGACGACACCAACCCGCAGACCTCAACGCTTGGGAATCCTGGCTGGGTCGGCAACTCGCGCGGCTGGGATGGCATCGACGCACACGCGGCCTACAAGTCAGGCAACCCGAAGCTCCTCACGCTCCCGGTTCCAGTCACGCAGGGGAAACACGCGAGCTTCCCGCACCTCCAGCTCCAAGTCTCGGGAAACGCTCTGACCGGAATCCCGACTGATCTGCGCGGTACAGGCGGCGGTCCTGGCGGGAGCATTGTCAGCGGCAACAGGGTCGACTTTCGCGCAGCCGGTGGAACCGGCGCAGCAGGAGGGGCTGGCCTTTGCACAATCTCGCGCGGATTCTCTACCGGCGCGTCGGCGACGATTAACTTGTCCGGCAACTCGTCGGTCATGCCGCCGATGCACAACGCCAACCCGAACAAATACTACCCCGGCGCCGGTGGCGCGGGCGGTCCGGGTTCGATGCTCCTGCTCCTCGATGGCTCGGCCGTTTCTGCGCCGGATCTGACGAACCGACTCGTCGCAAACACCGGCTCGGTCCCGATCGCGCAGCCCTATCTCGGCTTCCTGACGTTCCTCGATAACGAGGGGCTCAAAAGATACGACGACAACCACGACCCGTGGGCGGGCTACGCGGACCCTGCCGTTATCTCCGAGCGATCTCTCGCGGGCTCGTGCCTTCGCATCCAATTCGTCCCGGCGCCGGAGACCGCAACGGCCGACCCGGTGGCCGCTCCTCCCTCCGCCTCGGGTCTCTCCGCCGTGGCGCAGGACGGCTTCGTGCTCGTCTCGTGGACCCTCCCCGCCGACCCGGCGAGCTACGACGCCGTGGAGATCTTCGCCTCGACGACGAACGACCGGACGACGGCGGTCAAGGTGTTCGACGGCCGGGCCTCCGACTTTAAGCACATCCTCGCGGATCAGGTCGCGCGATTCTACTGGGCGCGCACCCGCCTCGAGCGGGCGGTCTCCGCGTGGCATCCGGCGACGACGACGAGCTCGGCGACCGCCGCGGCGCGTCCGCCGACCGTTACCGGGTACCTGACCAACGAGGCGGTCGCCGTCGCGGCCGACTCCGCCGGATCGGTCGCGTCCTTCGCCGGCGCGTCGGGCGCGTTCAAGGTTTCGGCGGGCGCGGTCGACGTTACGACCTCGGCGACGTTCTCGCTCTTTGCATCGAGCAACCTCACCGCGACGATCAACGCGTCGACCGGGGCCTACTCCGCGACCGCGATGGCGGCGGACGTCGGCACGGCGACCTTCCGCGCGAGCTACGGCGGCGTCACCGTCGATAAGGTGTTCACGGTCACGAAGGCGCGCGCGGGCGTCAACGGGTCGAACGGGATCAATGGATCGAACGGCTCGAACGGCAGCAACGGGACGAACGCCGTCTCGATCTCGCTCTCGCGCGACGCGGTGCAGCTGTTCGCCTTCGCCGAGGGGACTGTCCCGTCGTTCGCGGACGCGGCCGGCCTGGTGACGGTGCGCGACGGCGCGACCGACGTCACGGCCTCGGCGACGCTCTCGGCGGTGCAGGGCTCGGGCGTCACCGGCACTGTGAACACCGCGACCAACACGCCGGTCAACGGCCAGCCCAAGGGGTATTACCGGGTCACGGCGATGACCGGCGACACCGGCACGCTTACGCTCTCGGCCGTCTACGGCGGCGTGACCTATCAGGCGACCTTCACGCTCGCCAAGAATAAAACCGGCTACGAGATCGTCACCGCGCTGCCGTCGACCAACCTGTTTGCCGGCCGGATGGTCTACCTTACCGGCGACGGCAAGCTCTACCGGAACACCGCCGGGACGTTCGCAAGCTGGACGGCCGTCGTCGCCTCGTCGGATATCTCCGGGCAGCTCGCGGATTCGCAGATCGCCTCGCTCGGCGCGGGCAAGGTGACCGGCCAGCTGACCAACGCGCAGATCGCCGACCTCGCGGCGGCGAAGGTGACCGGCCAGCTCGTCGACTCGCAGCTCGCCGCTATCGCCGCCGCGAAGGTGACCGGGCAGCTCGTCGCCTCGCAGCTCAACATCGCAATCGGCGGCGCGAACCTCATCGCCAACTCCGGCTTCGAGGTCGGCGGCGGCAATCTGCCCGGCGTCGCCGGGTCGTGGGCCGTTTTCAACGGCGGCAACGGTGACGCTGGGCGCGTGCTTTCATGCGCTCTCGACACCACCGTGTCGGGCCTGCCGGGCGATTACTGCCAGCTCGTCTCCATTGTGTCCGTCACCAACGGCACCGACACCGGCATCTCTCAAGGGCCGATTCGAGTCTTGCCGAGCCAGCCTTATGTGCTTTCCGCCTACGTGCTCCCAAACGTCGCGAGCAAGGTCTACCTCGGCGTGCGCTGGTATTCCGACTGGGCCGGGTACAACACTATCCGCGACGATTACACGAGCACCGCGCCTGCCAATGTCTGGACGCGTCTCTCGGCTGCCGTAACGGCGCCGGCCAATGCCCAGCGCGCGGACCTGTTTATCCGCGGCATCACAGCAGCGGGTGAGGATTTCCGGGTCGACGGCGTGCAGCTCGAGCAGGCCTCTCTGCTTTCGGCCTACGCGCCGAGGCCCGACGAGATTCTCGACGGAACGGTCACCACGACCAAGATCGCCGACAACGCTGTCAGCACGCCGAAGCTAGTTGCCAACGCAGTCGTGGCCGGCAAGATTGCCGCGAACGCGGTCGGCGCGACGGAGATCCAGGCGAACGCCATCACGACCGCGAAGCTCGCGGCCGACGCGGTGACGGCTTCCAAGATCGCGGCGCGCTCCATCACGGCGGAGCGGCTCGCGCTCGGCGCGCTCGACAACCTCGCGCCTAACGGCAACCTGACAACGGGCGACTTCTCGGACTGGCGTCCGTGGTACAACGGCAACGAGGTGCTCGCGGCCGGAGCGGCGGGCGTCCCGGCGGGCGCGCCGGCTAACTACGTCATCCGCCTCTTTAGCATTTCCGGCGCGCAGCAGGCGTCGATTTTCAACTGCCCGCGCGCGTACTCCGACACCGAGGCGTGGAAGTACGGCATCCAGTGCCGCGGCGGCGAGCAGTTCCGAATAATGATCGACAACGCTGCGACCGGCGCGTCGATCGGGCAGGACCTCTACCTGTATCTGTATTACGCCAAGACTGACGGCACCTACAATAATTCGGTTTACGCTGGCGGAACGACGGTCGTCGGGACATGGGCCACCATGTCGCGCGCGTTTGAGATGCCGGCGGATGCGGTCGCGTTCTGGCCGTACATCTACAGCGGCAGCACCCTCGCGGGCGGCTCGTCCGTATATGTGGCGAACCTCCGCGTCATCCGTGCGGCGTCCGCGGAATTGATCGTCGACGGCGCGGTCATCGCGGACAAGCTCGCGGCGAACGCGGTGACGGCCGCGAAGATTGCCGCCGGAGCGGTAGTCGCCGGCAAGATCGCGGCCGATGCGGTGACGGCGAACGAGCTCGCCGCGAACGCGGTCACGACGCCGAAGCTCTCGGCGGGCGCGGTCGTCGCGGACAAGATAGCGGCCGACGCTATCACCGCGAACAAGATCGCGGCCGGCGCGGTGACTGCGGCCAAGCTCTCGGTCTCGTCGCTCGATGCCATCTCGGCGAACGTCGGCACGCTCACGGCTGGCGTCATCCGCAACACCGCCGACACCTTCCGGGTGGACGTTTCCAACGGCCGCACGGTTGCGACGACCGGCTCCTACATGAAGGTCACGGGCGCGCCGTTCGGCAGCTCGTCGCAGTTCATCGAGTGGTATGGGCCTTACCAGGCGAACCTCGCCAACTGCACCGAATCGAACGCCGTCTACTACCTCAAGACCAACGGCACCGCCTACTTTGGGGGCGCGCTACTCGCGGGCGTACTCAAGAACAGCGTCCAGGGGACCAACCTCACCGACGCGAACGAGGCCATTCTCGGCCCATTCTCTACGAATGGCGGGAACATCACGCTCACGATGGCGCTCAATTTCTACGGGCGCATCGACTACCCCGGCACGACTACCGGCCTCAATAACTACAACGCAAAGACCAAGCAGAACCCGTCTTTCACGGTCGTGCTCTCTCGGAAGATCGGCGGCGGCTCTTACTCCGACGTCGCCACCTACAACTTCACCGGCTCGTGGAACGGCGAAGCGCCCGTTCCGGTTGACAGCGCGCCCGGCTACTACGAGCAAGAAGGCGCTGGCTCCGGCACCTACACGGACACCAGCGGCGGCACCGCCGACAAGACCTTCAAGCTCCGCTTTACCTCGTGGGCGAACGTTAACTCGACCGTGATCGCCAACACCCTTTCACTGACCAGCGTGGAGTAACGACCGATGGCACTGCGAAAACTTCTCACCCTTCCGTCCGGTCACGCCGTCGAGTATTGGCGGATCGCCTCGATCACGACCGCGTTCGCCGCGGGTCACGGCGTCGTCGAGCTCGCCGGCTACCGCGATCAGGCCGCGCGCGAGGCCGGGATGCCGCCGCTCGCGGACGCGCGGCAGACGTTCTCCGGCTACCTCGGTCACGGCGGCACCGCCGAGGCATACGAGTGGCTGCGCTCGCAGCCCTCGGTCATGCCGGGTCACTACGAGGAGCGCGAGGTCTCGGTCCCGGTCCCGTCCGCCGAAGGCCCGGAGCTGCTCGTCGTTCGCACCGAGATCATGCGCGTCTGGGTTCCGGAGCAATCCGGCCCGCCGCTCTTTGCCGACGCCGAGGACTGCTGACATGAACGCGACCGATCTCTCGAAGTTCCGAGTGCCGCTCGGCTCGCTCGTCGTCGACGCCTCTCTCGTCGTCGCCCTGATCTGGTGGGGCGCGACGATGACCTCGAAGCTCGACGAGATGAACCGCCGGATCGCCACCGTCGAGCAGGTGAAGATCCAGCCCGAGGCCGACCGCCGGATCGCGGTCATCGAGGCGCGGCTCGCCGACCAGACCGCGCGGCTGCAGTCGATCGAGGACAAGCTAGATCGCGCCCTCGATCGCGGCCGGTGAGCCTGTTCCTCTCCGCCGGTCACTCGCCGGCGGCTCCCGGCGCGGCGTGGCGCGGCTTCGTCGAGCACCTCGAGGCCCGCGAGTGGGTCGCCGAGCTCTCGCGACTGCTCCCCGGCGCGCAGCTCGTCCCGCCCGGCGAGCTCGGCGCGAAGATCCGCTGGGTCAACGCGCGCGCGCGGCCGACGGACCTCGCCGTCGAGGTGCACTTTAACGCCGCGACGCCGACGGCCCGCGGGTCGGAAACGCTATATGCGCCGGGCTCGCGGCGCGGTGCGGTGCTCGCGGCCGACGTGCAGGCGGTGCTCGCGCGGTTCTTCGAGCCGAGCCGCGGGATCAAGCCGGGGTGGTATCAGGCGAACCCGGCGAAGGGGCCTCTTGCGTTCCTCGCGCAGACCCGCTGCACCGCGCTGATCCTCGAGCCCGAGTTCATCTACCGCGCGGACGAGATCCGCGCGCATCGCGCGGCCTGCTGCGCCGCTCTCGCTAACGCTCTCCGGAGGTATGTATGACCGACGAGACTCCTATCGCTACCGCCGACTGGCTCCGCGGCGCGCTCCGCTCGCGGACGGTTTGGACTAACGTCGCGCTCGCCGTTCTCGGCGGGCTCGAGCTCGCGGGCGGGCATCTCACGACGCTGTTCGGCGCGCAGGTCGCCGCCGGCGTCCTCCTCGTCGGCTCGCTCGCGAACCTCGCGCTGCGCGCGGTCACGACGGCTCCGCTCCCGCACCGCTAGTCGTGGCCGCTCCGCCGGCGCGCAAACCGTTTCGGATTCCGAAACGGTTTCAGCTCATGGGGCATACGATCCGCGTCCGGATCGTTCGCCGCGACCGCTGGAAGCACGGCAAGGATGCCGTCGGGCTCTGGGACCCGGGCCGCTTGACGATCGACATCCTCGCCGGTCAGACCCGGACGCTAGCCGAGCAGGTGTTTTTCCACGAGCTCGCTCACGCCGTCGCGACGATGCAGTCGCACCCGCTCGCGACGGACGAGACGTTCATCGACCAGCAGGGTCATCTCTACCACCAAGCGGTGACGACGTTCACCGACCGATAGGAGACCGCCGCGTGTCCGCTACAAAAGCAACTGACAAGGAGATCCTCGCCGCCCTCGCGCAGTTCGGCGGGCAGCGCGCGCCGTCGGCGCGGTTCCTCGGGATATCGTCCCGCCAGTTAATGTCGCGCCTCGGCTCGATGCGCTCGAAGGGCGTCGACGTCCCGCCGTCGAGCTACCGCCCGGAGATCTCGGCCTATCGCGCGGCCGGCCTCGAGCCGCCGAAACCGCCGGCGAAGCTCGAGGCGATCGAGGTCCCGCGCCTTCCGGACGGACGGATAAACGTCCGCGACCTGATCGAGCGGCGCAAGTCGTCCTTCGAGCGGCGCGACGAGGCGGCGCGCGCGCGGAAGATCGTCCCGGTTAAGGTCCGCTCGTTGGCTCCGATCGGCATCGTGCTCATGGGAGACCCGCACGTCGACGACGACGGGACCGACCTCGGGCGGCTCGAGCGGGATATCGCGACGATCCGGCGGACGCCGGGACTCTACGCGGCCTGCGTCGGGGACCTTCAGAACAACTGGGTGGGACGCCTCGCGAAGCTCTACGGGCAGCAGGAGACGACGGCCGAGCAGGCGTGGCAGCTCGTCGAGTGGCTCGTCTCGGAGCTCCGCGACGACTGGCTCTTTATGGTCGCCGGGAATCACGACCTCTGGAGCGGCTCCGGCGATCCCCTCCGCTGGATACAGCGTCAGGCCGCGGTCGGCCTTACGGGAGATCATACTGTCCGAGTCGCGCTCCGGTTCCCGAACGGGGCCGAGGTAAAGATCGCGGCGCGGCACGACTGGCCCGGCAACTCGATCTGGAACCCGTCGCACGGGCAGCTCCGCGCGGCGCGGCTAACGCATCACGACGACGTGATCGTGAGCGGGCATAAGCACACCGGCGGCTATCAGCTAATCCGGAACACGGCGACCGGGCGGCTCGCGCATCTCCTTCAGCTCGGGTCGTACAAGACGCACGACTCCTACGCCGACGCGCTCGGCCTCCCGATGCAGATGATCTCGCCGTCCGCCGCGGTCGTTATCGACCCGCTCGCCGGCGAGCTCGGGATCGTTCGCGTCGAGCACGACGTCGAATCGGCGGCGGAGTACCTCGCGTGGCTCCGAGAGAGGAGGGCCGCGGCATGAGCGACGACCCGCTCGCCGCCTGCCGCGGCTGCTTCTGGTCCGCCGAGCTAACGCGCTCCGACGCGCGGATCTGGTGCGCTCACGCGACGTATCACGGCTGGCATACCGATCAGGCTTGTCGAGGCGACGGCTACCGGAAGGAGACCCGCCCGCCGTCGAGCCCGCGGAGGGACGGCTAATGCTCCCGCCGTGGCTAACCGTCCGCCTCGCCGGCTACGCCCTCGGCGCGCTACTCGTCGCCGCCGGCCTCTGGCTCGCCTACGACTACGCCTTCGACCGCGGCGTCGCCGCCGAACGCGCGCGCTGGGACGCCTCGACCGCCGAGGCCGGCGCGCGATTCGCCGAGGCCCTCGCGGAGCAGCAGGCGAGGATCGAGAGACTCGACCGCGACCTCGCCGACGCGCGACGGACCGCGAACCGAAAACGAGAGGAGCTATCCGATGCTATCGCTACCGACCCGGCTGCTCGCGACTGGTCTCGCGGCCGCATCCCTGACAGCGTGCGCGCCGCGCTTGATCGTCGTCGAGACTTGCCCGCCGATCCCGGTCGCGCTGACGGAGCCGTGCAACCCGCCGGCGCGGGAGCTCGCGACTAACGGCGACCTCGCGCGCGCCTACCTCGACGCCTCGGAGTGCGTCGACGAGTCGAACCTTAAGCTGCGGGCGGTTCGCGATCTCGCCGACTGTCGCGTAGATTCTCGACCGCGAGGAGAACGACCCACGGGACCGGGGAGTCGCCGGCGCAGTACCGGCGCATCGTCCGCTCGTTGATCTCGAGCTCCCGCGCCGCCGCGCGCTGCGAGAGGCCCGCGTCGGCGAGGAGCCGCTCGAGCCGCTCGCGACGCCCGGCGGGCGACGCCGGCCGGTTTACGCCGAGGCCCCTCACGGCGAGGTCCTCTCGCCGCGGAAGTAGGCGCGCCACGGTCCGCGCATCTCGTCGAAGGAGCGGCGCGAGAGAACGACGCCGGCCCGCTCGCGCGGAGGCGAGGAGCAGACGCGGACGCGGGTCATCTCGCGGCGGTCGAGCGCGGCGAGGCGGATCGCCTCGGCCTCCTCGGCCGTCGAGCAGGAGACCACGAGGACGTTGCGCGCGCCGGCGGCGGCACCCCACCCCGAGAGAAAACGGTCTGTCATGCGGACGTGGAACATAGCGCGATTCTCCCGGCGGCTCAAGACGCCACCTCTTTGACTCGTTGTAGAACCGTCTGAACCTCGCCGCGGTACTCGTCGTGCTTCTTTACGGTCGCCTTAATCGTCGTCTCCGGGTCCTCGGTCGTCATCGACCACGATCCGGACTTGACGACGAGTAGCGCGCCGGTCGCGAGGTCTACCATCTTCGTGATGTATAGATCGCCGAAGTCAGACCGGACGATGAACCGCGCGATGCAGCGCACCCGGAGCGTGAGCCGCTCGCCGACCGTCCCGACGGTAACTCCGGCGACCGGAGTGGGCGGAAAGTCTCCGGTGTGGCGACGCGCAACGGCGTCGGCGAGGTATGCCATCACCTCGTTTTCGTGCGTCGACTTCGTAACCCACTGCCGCCACTGAATCGGCGTCTCCGCGATCTGCGCACCGGCGTACCGGCCGAAGGGGACGAGCCCGTCGTCGATCGACCGCTTGCAGCCCTCGATCCACTGCCGCTCGCGCTCGTCGCGCCGCTCTTGATCGAGCCGCCGCGTTTCTTCGCGTTTCGCGATCTGCTCGGCCGTCGAGCGGTGAATATCGCGGAGCTCCTCTTTCATGCGCTCTACGTTCGCGCGCAGCTCGAGGCCGACGGCATCGGCGTACTCGCGCGCCTTCGCGAACGCTTCGTGCGCGTCCTGCGAGAGATTCTTTATGTGGTGCGACGCGGTAACTACTCGGCCCTGATACACGCCGTTGACGGTCGCGTTACCCATCGGACCGTCGCCGGGTATGTAGTCCTGATGCGTCTCGCGCAGCGTGAAGTACGCGTTGGTTTCGCCGATCCCGATGAAGAGGTGCGGAATGAATCCGGACCTCCGGGCGTCGAGGTCGCGTATCGCGACGCTGTACCGGCCGTGAGCCTGTCGGTCGCGCGCGGCGATGAAAGATTGATTTGTCATGATTGCTTGCTCCGGGAGGGGCGGCTTACGGCGTCCGAGCCGCGCGCTTGGCCCAGCTCTGCGCGTGAGTTTCAGCCTCGCGATAGGTGGCGAAGATCCAAATTCGATTTACGCCGTAACCGGCGCGAGCGCGAAGGCTCCCGCGCTCGCAATACCAATTCTCGTAGGACCCGTCGTGACGCTCGGAGATTTTGCAGGAATAATCTCGCGCGACGCCATCACCGAAGTCGATCGTATTCGGTCTAAAGACGACGACATTTTTGCCGTTTTCGCTGACGACGCGGCACGTGTAATCGCTAGGGGTGCTGTTCATTTTCGGTTCCTTCGGTTAGCCCGGCACCGCGCCGGGGATGTGGAAAGGTTAGGGCAATACGCCCGAGGGTGTAAAGCCCTAACTGATACCGATTCGGAACGATTCGACCGACGACCGCCTAGCGGACGCCCGAGTGCAGTACCCTACGCGGCGAGGCGGACCGCCTTCTCTCGGAGAAGTAGCGCACCCCCGCTACCACTCCAAGATAAGCCCGCCGCCTCGACGAGCGGCCGGGCGGAGAGGGCGACCCGGGCGACGAGGACTCCGCCCTCCCGGCTGCATACGACGTCGCCGAGGAGGCGCGAGAGGGCGGCGCGGGCGCGGTCTACCGGGCCGTCGGTTAGAACCTCCCGCATCGCCTGTACGGCTCGCGCATACGCTGCCCCTGCCTCCGCCGCGTCGACGCCCGGCCTACCGGACGCCCGACGCCAGCCGCCCGAGATCAGGCTCCTGCGCCGATCCGCGAGCGCGGCGAGGGCCGGGAGAACGTCCTCCCGCTCGATCGTCCCCGCCGCGATCTGCGCCTCGAGCCGGGCGATCCGGCCCTCGACCTCGGAGACCTCGGGCGGCGAGGCCGCGCGAGCTCGGGCGGCGCGGGACCAGCCGCGGATCAGGCCGACGGCGAGCTCGACCGCCTCCGGCGAGAGGAGCTCCCGCTCGATCGGCTCGAGGAGGACGCGCTCGGCGACCGCGCGCCGGGCTCCGGTCGCGTTCGGGCAAGCGGCCGGGCCTCCCTGCCGATGCGTCCCGCAATAGTAGTGGCTCCCCCCTCGGCCGGTCGCGACGAGCCGCCCGCCGCAGTCGCCGCAGACGAGGAGGCCGGAGAGGAGATAGCGCGGCCCGCCGCCCGGGCGTCCTCCGTAGATCTTCCGCGGGGCGGCGCGCTCGCGGACGCGGCGGAAGGTCTCGTCGTCGACGATCGCGGGACCGGGCCGGACGACCCACTCGGACTCGGGCCGCTCGACCCGCTGCCGGACGCCGCTGTCCGGGTCCCGACGCCAGAGGGAGCGATTCCAGACGACGCGGCCGACATATCGCTCGTTCGCGAGCATCGCGTTAAGGGTCGGAGTCATCCAGACGCCATCGGATCGGCGGACGCGGCGCGACCACGACGCGCCCGGCGCGGGGACGCCGCGGAGGTTAAGCTCGGCGGCGATCGCCTTCTGCGTCTCCCCCTCCGCGACTCGCCGGAAGATCTCCCGGACGACCTCCGCCTCCGCCTCGACGACCGCGCCGGCGCGGTCGAACCCGTAGCACCGCCCGCCGGTCGCGCGGCCCTCCCGGGCTCGCATATCGAGCGCGGAGTGCGTCCGCGCCGCGATCGACGCGCGAAACTCCTCGGACATGATCCCCGAGAGGCCGGCCTGCATCCGAGCCGTCTTGCTCTCCGAGTCAAACCCGTCGAGGACGCCGACGACCCGGACGCCGCGATGCCGTAGTCGCGCGAGGAGCGGCGCGAGGTCCTGCGACCTCGAGAGCCGCGTCGTATCGACGACGAGGAGGACGTCGCCGGAGGCGAGGGCCTCGAGCGCGGCGCGGACGCCGGGCCGGTTCCCGATCGCCGCGCCGGAGATCCCCTCGTCGGTATGCTCGGCGACGACCTCGAGCCCGCGCGCGCGGGCGTAGTCGCGGCAGCGTCGGAGCTGGTCGACGATCGTCGACTCCGACTGATGCTCGGTCGAGAATCGGGCGTAAATTACGGCTGCCATGACGCGAGTCTATCCGGTGTTACGGCTGACCGTAAACTCCGGGCGCGCGCTACTCGTTAGTCCTGCATCCTCCGTCGACGCATTGACGGCACTCCGGGATCTCCCGATAGCGGCCCTCGAGGTGCATCTGACGGAGGTACCGCATACGGTCGCCGGTCCAGAACTCGAGGAGCTGCTCCGGCGTCTCGAGCGTTCCGAGCGGCATCTGCTCGCCCCAGAAGGTGCAGCACGGCAGGACCTTTTTCTCGTTGGTAACGACGAGCTGACGGAACGGGAACGCGCAGCGAAAGCTGCTCTGCTGCTTATTCGTCGACCGCGAGCTATAGATTTCTCGCGCCGCCGCCGTCGGCTTTATGAACTCCTGCACCCCGACCTGATCGACCCGCCCCTCCCACGTCGCGAGAAACTCCTCGAGCTGATGCTCGTTCAGCTCCGTCTTTACGAAATTCACGCGCACGAGCGGCGTCGCCTCGCCGAGCGTATCGCGCTCGCGTCGAATCATCTCGACGTTCCGGAGCACCTTCTCGAAGTCGCCGCCGGGGCGCATCACGTCGTAGACCTCGCGCGTCGTCGCGTCGATGCTGATTTGTATTTTCGTCAGACCGGCCTCGATTAACTCGACGGCGAGCGGCTTCGTCAAAAGCACGCCGTTGGTGCTGAAGTAGACGTTCAAGATCCCGGCCTGCTTCGCGTACCGAACGAATTTCACGAAGTCTTTTCGGATCAGCGGCTCGTTGACGTAATTCAGTTTGACCGCCTTCGTTCCGTTCGCGACGGCGAAGTCGATCAGGCTCTTGTAGAGCTCGAAGTCGAACCAAGTCGAGGGGCCTTTGTTCTTCGGCGACTCGACGGAAATCGGACACATCGCGCAGCGTAGATTGCAACTCGCGTTGAGCTCGAGGTCGAGCTGAATCGGGAACGCCCGCCCGCCGAGAGCGGAAACGCGATCGTACTCCGCGCGATACTCGAGCCAGGGCTCGCCGAAGATCGCGGCGAGGTCGTTCATAACCGACCGATTAGTAAGGCCTGTCAGGTCGGTCGGCTTAAGGTCGATCTGATTCATCGGTTTCTTCTCCTTCGGTATCGCTCGAGGCGAGAGACGCCCCTCGTTTTTTTTCGAGATCCTCGAACGCGGCGCGAGCGAGAAGCTCGACGAGCTCGCGGAGGGCGGGACTCACGGCGCGGTCCTCGAGAGCTCGAGCTCGAGCTTGCGCGCGCCTTTCCCGCACATCAGATTCGCGATCGTGTAGACCGGGAGCCCGAGCTCCCGCGCGAGCTGCTTATCCGTCGGGATCGCGCGGCGCGCGTCGCGGACCTCGACGATCCTCCGGTACTGCTCGACCGTCGCCGCGGGCCGGCGACCCGCGAGACGCGGCGCGGCGCGGCGACGGGTCACGGCTTCGTGAGCTCCATAAACCCGGCTATCTTGTCGTGCGCCAACCCGAGCTGAAGCTCGTAGAGCTCGCGCTCCTTCTTCGCGAGATCCTTCTCGAGTTTCTCTCGCTCCGTCGCGAGTAGCCGGACGCGCGTCGCGAGTGCTTGCGAAAGCTCCGAGGCGTCGATCAGCGCGCCGACGTGTCCGACGAGCTCCATATCGGTCATGCCCGCGTAGTGCGAGCCGCTCACGGCTTTACCCTCCGCAGCGCAGCGATCGCGCGGCGCGCCGGTCGGTCGACCTCTCGCATCGCGTCGATGGCATCCTGCGCGTAGCGTTCAACTCTCGCCGCCTCCGCCCACGCCGCCGCCGCCCCCGCCGCCGCCGCCCACCACGCCGCCGACCCTTCGGGCGCTGCATAATGAGCCGCCCACGCCGCATCCTCGGTGCGCTCCCGGCACATCCTCTGCCACGCCTCGGCATACTCCGGCGCAGGCTTGTGCGCCTCGAGCGCGGCCCACATCTTCTCGATCACGCTCACGGCTGCCCCTCCGATATGCGACTAAACACCGCACATCCCCTCGCACTCGTCGCCGAACAATCGGCCCTGCCCGAGATCCTCCGCGTTCCTAAAGTCCACCTCGTTTAGCGGCTTAAGGCTTCGATGCAAATATGCTTGACCGCGAACGCCCGGGAGACCTTTACGGATCGCCGCGTCGAATGAAATCGCCCGCTTGAACTCCTCCGGCTGATTGTTTTTTATATCCCGCCAACGTCGATCGTCGGTGTACGGGCAGAAATAACAGGCGGATTTGGCCGGCAGCGGATAGTTGTGCTTGGCCATCCAGTTTAGACAATCCGTTCTCGTCATCCTTGCGTCGATTAGCGGGTAGTCGTTAACGATGTATTTCACTTGGGACGGCTTCATCCGGATCACTTCGTCGAGCGATATCCCGATCAGCATCGTTGCTTTCTTTTCACCGTCGAGCTTAAGAAGCTCTTTCACCTTTTTCCTTAACGGCTGAATTTTGTAGTCTCCCGTGCACTGCCTCCAGAGCATCCCCTCTTTCTGCTCACCGTCTGATCGGACGTAGAACGGGATTTGCCCGACGCGATGACGCCTCGGATCGTTGATGCTGTTTAGAACATCGCGCTCGAGCGACGCGCGGGTTACTCGGTAGACCGGAAATGGCAACTGTTTTTCGAGCCAGTCGAGCCACGCGTAAACCGCTTGAGGCTCCGACTGGGTATCGGAAAAAATCGCGGCCTCTACGGGCTCGATTTCTCCGTGCGCGATCATTAACGCGAGCGTCGACGACTGCACTCCCGCGCCGAGAGATAGAAACCGCTTCATGACCGCGCCCCCTTCGGTCCGGCGCACTCGCCGGCGAACAGGCGCGCGCACCGCCCGCTCTCGTCGACGCACGACGGATAGCTGCACGACGGGGCCGGCGCGGGCTCCGGTTCCTGCTCGCCGAGGGCGCGCAATACTTCTCGCGCGACGGCTTGCGCGGATTGCTCGTCGCCTTCCGGCTCGCGCGAGATATCTCGGAGAGCGGCGATTAGCAGTCGCCTCTCGGCGCGGAGCACGTAGGCTTCCGCAATCAGCGATTTGCGATCGAGTCGGTCGAGATCGGTCATAACGCTTGCGCCTCCGTTCCGGCTATCGCGACGGGGCCGGGCTCCGGGGAGGTCTCGCGCGACTCGAGGTTAAGAGGTGTCGGCAGCCTGCTCGCCGGCCAACGCGGCGTAACCGATCCCGGCAGGCTCGGGTGGGGTTTCACTTCTGCATCCATCGGAGGACGACGACGAGCGCGGCGAGCACGAGCCAGATCGCGAGGATCTCGCCGACCGCGTTCACGACTCCGAGCAGGATGCCGAGCTCGATCACGGGAAGGCCCGGGCGAGGCGGTACTTGGCGAACCTCTTGCCGCCGCGCATCTCCGTCTCCGTCTCGATCCGGAGCCCGGTCGCTCGGAGGTCCGCGATACGCGCCGCGAGGCGGAGGCATCCGAACTGCCGGAGCGCGGCGAGGGGCGTGACCTCCTCCCCGGAGAGGAGGGCGTCGCGGATCATCGCGCACTGCGACTCCGGCCGATCGCGCTCCGCCGCCGCGCGGGCCGCGTTCGAGCGGCTCACGGCGCGACCTCCGCCGGCGTCGCCGGCTCCGCGTCGATCGCCTCGAGCTCGGCCTTGCGCGCGTCCTTCGCAGCCGAGAGCTGCGCCTCGAGCTCCTTATCCTTCGCCTTCCGCGCGACGACCATCGCGTCGCGGTATCGGGTCTTGAGACTCTCGACGTCCGGAGCTTCGCGGACGAGCGCGACCGGGCTCGCGACGACCGGCTCGTCGGCGATCGCGACCGAGCTCGCGGTCGCGGCCGTCATATCCTGTACCTCCTCGGAGGTGTAGACGCCGACCGCGACGCCGGGGAACACCGCGCGGACGCCTTCCGAGATGACGCGCGCGCGGAGCATCTGCCGCGGGTAGGACTTCCACGTCGGGTTCCGGGTCAGGCCGGCGCGCTCGGCCTGCTCAATCGTCCACCGGATCGTTACCGTCCCGCCCGCCGGGTGGCCGACCTTCGCGGCGACCGCGCGGTCGGTGTATTCGGTCCACTCGACGCGGCCTCCGTTCGCCTGAAACCGCGCGAGCAGGGCGTCGGACTTCAGCGTCGGCTTCCCGTTGATCACGTGGTAGTCGCGCGCGGCGAGCGCGGGGTGAAGGCCCTCCGCCTGCGCGATGAGCATCAGCGAGATCGCCTGCTCCGGCGTCCGGATACCGAACAGGCCGGACTTCGCGACGGCGAGTGCCATCCGCTCGACGTCGGTAAACGACACGGCGGAGGAAAGAGCGGTGGTCTGGGTCATGCAGCAGCCCTCGTGATGAGCCGGTCGACCGTCGAGTCGACCTCGGCGAGAAAGGCGCGGACCTCGGCGTCGAGGTTCGCGATAAAGATGTCGTTGCGCTCGACGCGCTCGACGTAGAGCTGAAGGTCCTTCGGCATCCGCGGGTCGAAGCTGATGAAGTCGCACCACGCGCGGCCGGTTATCCAGAGCTGACCCTGCACCTGCGCCATGTGCTCGTCCGGCATACCGCCGAGGAGAGTCTCGACGTGCGTCGTGCTCGACGGACACTTGATCTCGATCGCGCCGTCGGTCCCGACGAGACCGTCGGGCGACGCGCCGGCGAGGATCGACGGGTGACGGATGAACCCCGTCTCCTCGACCGTCCGCTCCGTCTTGAATTCGTACTCGATCCGCGCGGCGGGCTCGTTGTCGATCCCCCACTGCATCGCGGCCGTCGTGAAGTGCGGCACCGGCTGACCGGTTAGCCGCTCGGTCACGAGCTGTATGAGGTACGACTCCCGAGCCTGCGCCGGCTTGCCGGTTTTCAGCTTCGCGAGGACGTTCTTAAAGGCCGAGGCGGTCGCGCACCCGAGGCGGGCGGCAAACCAGTCGGCGGATCTCTGCTCTGCGAGCATTTCGGTTCTCCTTCGGTTAGCGGGTTGATGAACTATCGGGCGGCGACGCGATGCCGCGCCGCCAGTCGATTCCGGCCTCGTCGCACGTCTCCCGAATCGACTCGAGCGCGGCCCACGGGATCGGGACGTAGACGTCCCGCGGCCCGCGGCGCGCGGCGGAGGAGAATCGGGCGATAGTCGCCGCGGCGGCGGCGAGGCGGATTAGCGGCGAGGGCTCGTCGGAGTCGCCGGCGTGGCCCGCCGGGTGAAGTACGAGCCCGCCGTCCGGGTCGTTCGAGACGACGAGCCCGGCCGCGCGTATCGCGGAGACGAGCTCGCCGACCGAGATGCCGCAGAGGCGGATTGGCGTCGCGGCGGTGATCGACTCGTGAAGGCTCGCGAGGAAACGAGCGGCGCGGTCGTCGGCTGACATTAGCGGTCCCTCCAGTCGCGCCATACGCCGAGCCGGTGACTCCGCCACTCCGGCTCGCGCAGGTCGCGCCAGCCGCCGAGGGTTCGCGCGCGCCACTCGGGCTCGCCGAGGTTCCGCCGCCGCTCGCGCCGCCACTCGAGCCACGACTCGAAAAGCATCCCGAGGAACGCTCCGACGCCGAGGAGTACGAACCAGAACGCGAGGAGGACGAACCAGTCGAAGGCTTCGGTGCTCATGGCGCGACCCACACGGACGAGATCCCGCGGTCCCGGGCCTCCGCCGACGCGGCTCGAGCCGCGTCGGAGTAGAGCGCGGTCCCGGCCCAGACGAGGTAGCCGTCGCGGTCCTCGAAGATCCAATAACCTTCGCCGCGCGGCGCCCGGCCGTGAGAGCGGACGTAACGGTCCTTCGAGACGAGGGCGACGCGCGGAGCCCGGACGGAGCGGACGAGCGCGCGGGCCTCGGAGACGATCACCTCGAACTCGGGGTGACCGGAGAGGTGAGCGTCATCGGCGAGCGCGAGGACGTGCTGCGCGAGCGCGAGCCCGGCTCGCGCCGGAGCGATCGCCGCGGCCGGCGTCGGCGCGGTCACGGCGTCACCGCCTGCTCGGCGCGGCGAGCGGCGAGGTCGGTCCCCATCGGCTTGCCGTCGAGGTAGACCTCGACGCCTCCGCCCCACGCGGCGTCGTTCCCGCGCTCCGTCTTGAACGTCTCCCGCCTCGCGCGCGTGTGCCACTCGCGGCCGGTCATCCGGAGCTCGCGGCTCGAGTTGTAGTCCCACCCCGAGAGCTGCGTGCGCTGCGGGAGCTTGATCTGCTTCGTGTTCATCGTCGTTCCCCTTTCCGGTCGGTTCGCCGCGTTACGGTTTGCGCGGCGGCGGTTTCGGTTAACCGCTATACGAGATTACGAGTAACCGTAACCCGAGGGAACGGCCGGAGTCAAGGAAACGAGGCAGATGATTCCGGTTCGGAACTATCTCCCGGTCGGAGCCGGGCGGGCGGGCCGGGTCGGCCGGCGGTAGGACGGCGAGCGCGGAGCGGCGGCGCGCTCGTTATATCTAGCGGCGATCCTTCGCCGCAGCCTGCGCGAGCGACTCGACCATCGCCTCGATGTGCTCTCGGACGGAGGCGTCGAGTCGTTCGATCTTCGCGGCGAGGCGGGCGGACTCGGGAGTTATACGCTCGCCGCCGTACACGATTTCAAGGCTATTTGAGCGCGGTTTTTCGTTTGCGAGTCGCGCGCCGTTCCCGGTCTCTACCCAGTCGGGATTTAGGCCGAGGGCGGAGCAGAGGCGGTGCATCTGCCGGGAGGAGCGGCTCACGCCGCGCTCGAGATCGTAGAGCGTCGACGCGGCGATCCCGGCGGTCCGCGCGAGCTGCGCGACCGTAACCCCGAGCTCGACGCGGCGCGCCTTTAATCGTTCGCCGGTGCTCATGCGTTTTTCCCTCTTGCGTTGTACGACCGTCCCGAATACTACCGAGAAATAGTAACGGGAAACCGTAGGCATAAATACGGGTTCACCGTAACTTCCGCGGCCATGAACTGGTCACACCGAATCCGATGCCTTCGGAAAACGGGCCTCACGCTCGCCGCGATCGGCGACCGCATAGGCCTTTCCCCGGGTGCCGTCTGCGACCTCGAGAAAGGTCGCACCGGAGCTCCTCGCGGCGACGCCGCGCTCGCCCTCGATGCGCTCTATCGAGAGCGGATCGACGGCGTAAAGCCTCGAGGCCGCGCGCGACCGGCGGAGGTAGCGCGATGAAGCAAATGACCTTCATCGAGTCGGAGGCCGGGAGCTCGGTCTACACGCACAAGGCGGGCTCGCCGCTCTACGAGCCGAAGGACCGCCGGCCGCACGTTCTTGAGCTTCACGACGCGAGCCGGATGCATCGGCTCGCGCACCAGATCGAGGCGGCGAAGGGGATCACGCCGGAGGAGCGTCGTTTCCTCCTCGCCGCGGCGACGCGGCACACGGTTTTCAACTACGAGCTGATCGCCGACTACTACGCGCACGCGACGCCGGAGATGCAGCAGCTGATGGAGGAGTCGGCCCTCGTCGTCCTCGATATCGGAGCGGCGATCGAGAAAGGATATGTTCAGCTCTGCGACAACTTGAGGGCCTTTCACGAGGAGGAGCTCGCCGATGACGGCGCGTAACTTCGCCGCGCTGATCTTGACTCACGGCCGGCCCGACAACGTGATGACCTACAACACGCTCCGCCGGAGCGGGTACACCGGGCGCGTCTACTTCGTGATCGACAACGAGGACCGGACGGTCGACCGATATCGCAAGAATTACGGCGACGAGCAGGTGATCGTGTTCGATAAACGAGCGGTCGCGGGGACGTTCGATCGCGGGGAGAACTTCGACAACCTTGCGTCGGTGGTCTACGCGCGCAACGCTTGCTTCGGGATCGCGCGCTCGCTCGGGCTTACGCACTTCATCGAGTTGGACGACGACTACAACTCTTTCCTCTTTCGCGACGATCTCGGCGCGGTCGTAATCAAAAACCTCGACCGCGTGTTCGACGAGTTTTGCCAATTCGTCGACGAGACGCCGACGACGAGCATCGCGTTTTCGCAGGGCGGCGATCACATGGGAGGCTTTCACGGCGTCCGCATGAAGCGCAAGGCGATGAACTCCTTTTTCTGCCGGACCGATCGCGAGTTTACTTTCCTCGGAACGATGAACGACGACGTGAACACCTACACGACGCTCGGCTCCCGAGGCGCGCTGTTCTTTACCTTCACCGGCATCCAACTGAATCAGGCTCAGACGCAGAAGCAGGCCGGCGGGATGACCGCCGCCTACCTCGAGCACGGGACCTACGTTAAGAGCTTCCTGACGGTTCTCTTTCAGCCGTCGTCGGTCCGCGTCCAGACGATGGGGCGAAAGTTTCGCCGGATGCACCACGTCATCAAGTGGGGGCGGACCGTCCCGAAGATCGTCCGCGAGGAGTATCGGAAGGCGAGGCCGGCGGCATGAGCGCGTGGATCAAGCTTGAGAAGGGCCTCGAGACCGATCCGCGGGTCCTCCGCGCGGCGAAGGCCCTCGCGCGGCGCGCCGCCGAGCTCTCGCCCGACGCGGCCGGCGGATCTGGTAACGCACGAGCGTTACAGTATGTAACGCTGCTGATCGGCGGGCTCGCTCGGCTCTGGATTTACGCCGACTCTCACGCCCGGGAGGACGACACGCTCGACCTCGGCTTCGAGGAGCTCGACGAGCTTCTCGGCATCCCCGGATTCTGCTCCGCGCTCCCCGCCGACTGGATCGTCGAGCTCGACGCGAACCGCGTCGAATTGCCGGGATTTCAAGAACATAACGGACTCGACGCCCGCCGCCGCGCCCTGACCTCGAAGCGCGTCGAGAGGCACCGAGTAACGCAGGCGAAACGCTCTAGCGTTACAGGCGGTAACGCTCCGGCGTTACCAGACCAGACCAGACCAGACCAGACTAGACCAAAGAGAGAGGTTCCTCCGGAACCTCTCGCGAGCGGCGGCGAGCCGGAGCCCGATCGCGACGCCGAGACCGTCGCCCGCGTGTTCCGGCACTGGCAGTCGGTACACGGACACGCGACGGCGCGCCTCGACGCGAAACGCCGGAAGCTAATCCGCGACGCCCTCCGCTCCTACCCGGAGGAGGTCCTCTGCGAGTCGATCGCCGGCTATCGAAACTCCCCGCATCACATGGGGCAGAACGACCGCGGGACGGTCTACGACTCGATCGAGCTCCTCCTCCGGGACGCGAAGCACATCGACGCCGGCCTCGCGTTCGCCCGGAACCCGCCGCGGACCGGGCTCGCCTCGATCTCGCGCCGGAACGTCGACGCGACCGCAAACTGGCAACCTCCGGAGCTCCGCCGCAATGAAGGCTGACGACTTCGCCCGATTCCGCGCGATCCTCGCCGGCCTCGCGCGCGTCTACGAGCGCGAGCTCGACGGCCCGCTCCTCGACGCGTACTGGCTCGCCCTCCGCGACTGGCCGCTCGACGAGCTCGAGAGCGCGGCGGCTTACCTCCTCCGGTCGTCGAAGTTTATGCCGCGGCCGGCCGACTTCGAGGAGCTCCGGAAGGCCGGCGGGATGACCGCCGGCGAGGCGTGGCAGGCTGCGCTCGTTCACGCCAGAGGGGCGTATCGCTCCGGGCCGGCCGTCGGACCGGTCGAGCGCGCGGTCGCCGCCCTCGGCGGCTGGCAGGCGATAGCACGCGCCTCGACCGATTCTCTCCCGTTCCTCGAGCGGCGGTTTGCCTATCACTTCGAGCAGATCGAGGCGCGGGAGCTCGTCCGCGACGCCCTCCCGGCGATCGCCGGACCGGCCTCGACCTTCCGCGCGCGCGCGCTCGGCCCGAGCCGCGCCTCCGAGCTTCTCGCCCGCCTCCCGACCGCGCCGCCGGAGCCCTCCAAGTGAGCCTCCCGACCGTCTACGGCGAGCGGTGGATGGCGAAACGTCTCGAGCTCCCCCTCGACTGGGACGCCGGCGTAACGACCGCCGACGAGCGGCGCGAGCGAATCCGCGCGGCGATCGTCGAGCAGGGCCGGGAGAGAGCGATCGCGGGAAAGAGACCCGGCCAGCCCTGCGAGACGTGGGCCGATCTCTACGCCCGGGTCTACGGCGTGCCGTTTCAACAGCAACCTACGGAGAAATAATCATGCGCGGAGTGAACAAAGCCATCGTCCTCGGGAACGTCGGGCAGGACCCGGAGCTCCGAGAGCTCCCGAACGGAGCCGCCTGCTCGCTCTCGGTCGCGACGACGGAGAAGTGGAAGGACAAGACGACGGGCGAGGACAAGGAGCAGACCGAGTGGCACCGCATCTCCCTGTTCGGCCGGCTCGCGGAGATCGCGGCGGAGTACCTCCGGAAAGGCTCGAAGGTCTACATCGAGGGGCGGCTCCGGACGCGGAAGTGGCAGGACAAGAACGGCGTCGACCGGTACACGACCGAGATCATCGCGTCGGAGCTGCAGCTCCTCGGAGACCGCGGCGGGAACGGCGGCGGCGGCGAGACGCGCCGCTCCGAGCGCGCCGCGCCGGCGAAGCAGTCCGCGCCGGAGAAGCAGGGCAAGGCCGACTTCGACGACGACGATATCCCATTCTGATGCTCCTCCCGCTGCGCTTCCGACTCCCCTATCCGCCGAGCGTGAATCACTACTGGCGAGTGATGCGCGGCCGGATGGTGATCGGTCGCAGGGGCCGCGACTACCGCGCCGCCGCGGCGGTCGCGGTCCTCGAGCAGCGGGTCCCGCGCGAGCGGCTCGACGGCCCGCTCCGCGTCTCGCTCGTCGCCTACCCGCCGGACCTTCGTCGGCGGGATCTCGATAACACGCTGAAGGCCCTCCTCGACGCGATCGTCGCGATCGGCGTGATCGAGGACGACTCCGGGATCGACGACCTCCGCGTCGTCCGCGGCCCGGTCCGGCCTCGAGGCGAGGTCGAGGTCGCGATCGAGCCGATCCCGAACGAAACGAGCTTCGTGCGGCGGAACGCGCCGACGGAGCCATAGAGGTACTGCGATGAAAACTAACCTCGACCCGGAGCTCGTCGCGACGGATAAGCTCCTCGACGCGTGGGCTCGCGACGGCCGGCGCGGAACCGGCGGCGGCGGGATGCACCCGCTCGAGCGGCTTCGGCTACTGCACGACGGCGTAGTCCTCGGCCCGCCGGATATGTCGAACGACGAGGTGATGATCATCGTCGACCGCGCGGTCCTCGACTCGCCCGAGCGGACGCGGCTCCTGCTCGCGACGTGGTACAAGTCGAATTCGCCGTCGCAGGTCAAGGCGCGCCGGCTCGGGATCAGTCGGAGCGCGCTCTACACGCACTGGCGGGCCGCGCTCTGGTACATCCGCGGGCTCCTCCGCGGGCGCGGGATCTCCGTCTAGACTCTATCGCACGTCGAGCTCTTTACATCCCGGACGTCTAGACGCTATTTTCCGATTGACTCGGGGCTCCGCGCCTCGGAGAACCTACTCGGCCCGCCTCGCGCGGGCCTTTTTCGTTTTAGGAGCTCGGAGCATGGCCGTTCAGCTTTCCACCGCCGTCCGCAACGCGCGGCTCGACGCCATCGAGACCGCTATCGGAACGGGCGCGATCCTCCGCATCCGCTCTGGCGCGGCTCCGGCGAATTGCGCCGCGGCCGACGCCGGCTCGGTGCTCGCGACGCTTAACCTCCCTTCGGACTGGATGGCCGCGGCCTCCGGCGGAAGCAAGTCGCTCTCCGGAACGTGGCAGGACGCCTCCGCCGACGCCTCCGGCACGGCCGCGCACTTCCGCCTCTACGACTCGAGCGGGACGACCTGCCACGTGCAGGGTACGGTAACGCTTACCGCCGGCGGCGGCGACCTCACCGTCGACTCGGTAACGTTTACCGCCGGCCAGCAGTTCAGCATCACCGGCTTCACGCTAACGGACGCGAACGGCTAAACGGAGTGACCTGTGACGACGATCACCGTGGAGCGACTTGACGTAGTGGTCGGCGCGCCCACCTATCGCGTCGCCGAGGCCGGCACCTACGGGCTGCTCGAGCTCGTACCCTGCCGACGAGAGATCGACACCAACGGCCCGGTCTGCGCCTTTCTCGGCGCGACGGTCGCCGGAGTTGACCCTGCCGAGGTTTTGGAATGAAGGCCGCAATCGAACAACTGTTTAACGGATCGCTCTCGCAGGTCGCAATCGGCGGCGCGTACGACGCGACGAAGATCAACCGCGGCAAGCACACCGGGCAGTTCAACCTCGGCGCGTCCGCGGTCGACAAGTTCATCGGACCGGCGCCGCTCGGCGTGGCAAACTTCGGCGAATCGTCGCTCGCCATCCCGTCGGCCTTCGTCCACCCGGTCAAGATCGCCGACGACCTGTTCTGGATCTTCGGCTCCGACGTGGCGACCGCCGCCGCGACTCGACGCGTTCAGCTCTGGACCTGGGTGCCGTCGACCAACACCTACACGCTCGCCGGTGCGGTCACGCTGACCTTCCCGACGGCCACGGCTCACACTGTCCGCGGCCTGCGCGCCATCCTCGAGAATTACACGACCGGCACCGTCGGCGTCTCGGGTACTGCCGTCACCGGATCGGGGACTGCGTGGAACACCGGCCTCTCGGTCGGCTCGCGCATCGGCTTCGGCTCGACGGACCCGCAGCAGATCACGACGTGGTACCAGATCGCCGCGATCGGCTCGGACACCGGCATCACGCTGACGGCCGGAGCCGGCACCATCGCGGCCGGCACGCCTTACGTGATCCAGGACCTGATGCTCGTCCAGGCGACCACGAACGCAACCGCCGGCAACGGTGGCCTGTTCGTCACCAAGGGCCTGCGCTTCGAGGACTTCCAGAACCCGGCGACGGCGATCCCGGCGGCGACCACGGTCGACAAGATCAAGGCGACCTACTGGCTCAAGGACGCCGCGACGATCACGAACACGACCATCGGCGGCTGCGCGCTCAACGACCGCGACTCGTGGACGCAACAGTACGTCTACTCGACCAACGGCGCGTCGACGACGCTCTCGATCTATCGGTACAACATCCGCGCGGCGCTGACGTTAACCGCTGGCGCTGCGACGTTGAGCGGCGCCGACATGGTGATCACCGGCGGCCAGACTGTAGCGGGCAACGTGTCGCAGTCGAACAACGGCCGCGTGGCGACCCTCAACCACGGCCCGGGCGCTTCGGTGCCGTCCCTGTATCTGTTCACGACTACCCGCATCCTTCGCGCGCCGCTCTCGGCCATCGTCGCGGCGAGCACAACGTTCGTCGCTGACTCGATGTCCGAGGTGCCGCCGGGCGGCACGAACACCAACTCGGCCAGCGGCTCGACGCCGTTCATCTCGCTGGACGTCGCCGGATCGCTTGACAAGCTCGTCATCGCCACGACGTCGGGCCAAAGCACGTCGCTCTACGTCACCGACTACTACACGGGCGGGCAGCAGTTCGATCGCCGCGCTATGTGCGCCGCGAGCCAGCTCCCGTCGTCGCTGCGCGACACGGACAGCCCTGTCTGGGTGCACTCGCTCAACGGCTCGACCGTGCCTTTCGTTTGGGTCGAGGATGGCTGGCTGTTCTGGCTGTTCAGCGGCGCTACGGCCACAACCGCCAACGCCTTGACCGCGTACCCGCTCGCCGCCGACCTCGACTTCCAGGCGGACGTGAACAACCGGATCGTCTGCCCGAAGATCAACCTCGGCGCGACGCCGGCCAAGCTCTACCGGGTCGTCACGAACAACGTCGCCAACCTCGGCGACCATACGATGGGCGTCGCGCCTGACGCCTACCGCGTGCAGGTGCGCACGTCGGGCATCGACGACAACTCGGGCGCGTGGACCGACGTCTCCGCGGACGGCGATCTCTCCGGCCTCGGAACGCCGAGCGCAATCCAGTTCGCCTTCCAGTTCCGCACCGCGGGCGTCGTCATGCTCCCGGCGCGCATCCTTTCGCTCGCGCTCGTCTACGAGACCGACGACGCGCTGCCCTCGCAGTACCGCTGGAATTTCGGCGACTTTAACGCGGGCAACGGCACCTTCGCGTGGGTTCAGACCGCGCTCTTTGGCGCGACGCCCGGCGTGCACACGATTAACATCTACCGCGCGGACACGGACGCGCTCGTCCTTACGCAGTCGAGCTCGGGCAGCACCAACGGCGTGTTCGAATACTGGAACGGCTCTGCGTGGGACTCCGGCATCGGCTCCGATTCCGTCGGCCGTCGTCGTCGCTTCGTGCCATCGGGCTCGCTGCCCGGCGGCGTCGACCTGTACGCCAAGCTGACGGTGGCCTAAATGGCTCTGCTCGCGGGCGGCGCATCCGCGCAGCTCGTGCGCGCGTCCGGTACGGCCGGAGCGGTCCAGGGGTTCCGCGCAGGCGGAGCTCTCGCGGGCGCGCGGCTCTCGACCGCGCTACCGTTTGCCGCCCGATTTCAGGCCGGCGACGGTCAGGCGCAGCAAGGCGTCCGGGAGATCATCGGCGCGCTCGACGTTACGCTCGGCGCGCTAACGCTCTCGGCCTCCGGGTCGCTCGGCGGCGGCATCACCGGGTCGCTTAACGCGACGCTCGGCGCGCTAACCGCCGACGCGACCGGGCGGCTCGAGATCCGCGGAACGCTCGGCAGTACGCTCGGCGCGCTGACCCTAACCGCCGCCGGCCAGCTCTCGAGCGGGAACTCGGGCGCGCTCGCCGCGACGCTCGGCAGCCTGACGCTCGACGCGCAAGGCCGGCTCGAGATTCGCGGCACGCTCGCGGTAACGCTCGGGACGCTGACAGCTAACTCGACCGGACGCACAGAGATCCGAGGGCAGCTCGACCAGACCCTCGGCGCGCTGACGCTAAACGCTACCGGGCGGCTCCCGATTACGGGCGCGGCCTCGGTCGCCCTCGACGCCTTGACCCTCTCCGCGGCCGGTAGCCTCGCGCTACGCGGTAGCCTGACGGCGACCCTCGGCGAGCTAACGCTCGAGGCGTCCGGGCAAACGATCCCATACGAGCCGGGCGCGTACCGCCTTGCGCGTGTTAGCGGGTCGGTCTCGGGCGCGACGGTTAGCGGCCGACGCCGCGCGACGGCAAGCGGACGCGGAAGAACGGAGATTGTGCACTGATGATCACCCTCGACCCGTCCGATAGCGCAAACGTCTCGATCGAGTGGACCGACCTCGGCAACGCGACGCTCGCCTCGGTCGCCTACACCGCGATCCCGGGCGTAACGCTCACGCCGCAGGGCGTGAACGGCGCGGTCTCGACGGTCCGAGTCTCCGGTCTAGTACACGGCCGGACGTACCAGCTCGAGGCGACGGCCACCCTCTCGACCGGGGAGACGCTTAACCGGAACGTCCCGATCCGGGCCTTCAACGGGTAATGCCCGCCGCCGCTCCCCGGCCGTGCCGGGAACCGATGTGCCGCGCCCTCGTGACCGGCCCGATAGGCTACTGCGCCGCGCACGTGCGAGAGGCTGCGAGACGGTCGGATAGCCGACGAGGCTCGAGCACGGCCCGAGGCTACGACTACGCGTGGCAGAGCCGCATACGCCCTGCCGCGCTGATACGCGAGCCGCTCTGCAGATTCTGTACCGAGGCCGGCCGGACTACGGTCGCGACCGAGGTCGACCATATCGACGGGGACAGCCGGAACAACGAGCCGGCGAACCTCCGCGCGCTCTGCAAGCCCTGCCACTCGGCCCGGACGGCCCGCGATCAGGGGTTCGCCCGTCCGCGACGCGGACCGACCGGGGAGGGGGGTGCGAAAGTCTAGGCCGGCGCGACCTAGACCGACGCCCAGGTCGTTTTTTCGCGCCGTCGAGTTTCCAAACCGAGTTTTACGATGCCGGGACCTCCGCGCAGACCGAACAACCTGAAGGTGATCGCCGGGACGACCCGCGCCGACCGCGAGACGCCCGCCGGCGCGGAGCTCCCGCTCCTCGCGGAGACGCCG